AGATTATATGCCATCAGTGCCCGAGGAGATCTTCTCATTACTAGATCAAAAGTTATAGTTGAATTCGATAAAGCAGTTAGCTCATATCTTGTTCCTAACATACTAGCAAGATATGCTGTCACAGAATCAACCTCTTGCGTCCAATGTGAACTACAAGAACAGTATCAGAAGCCAGAGAATATTCTGAAAGAGAAATTCCTAGAAGCTGGAACTAACCTCATCAGCATTACTACTGGGGTCCCAGGATCAGCAAAAACTGCCCATACTGTCGCTAGTCTTAAGAAACAAAGTTTCATTTATTTTGCACCAACAAAAGAACTAGTAAGTAATTTAAGAACTAATCATCCGAAGTTGTGTGAAAAGTATGTTTACCGGTTCATTGATACTATCACAGAATTTAATAAAAAGAACATCATTATAGATGAAGCACAGTGTCTTACAAAAGAATCATTCGACATTCTTATTAACAAATGCAAAGAATGTACAATATATGTTCTAATGGATACCCATCAAATCGCTCTCGGGTTCAACGGAGACGAAATCACAGATAAGATGGCATTCAGTGGAGAGACTACAGTGATACCCAAAACATATAGTGCCAACACATTTATTAATTCCTACAGGTGTAGTCATGAAGCGATGTTTTTATACAGTACCATTACTAAAAGTGTTGCGATAGGATCTGTCTCCAATAGCATAAATTTTTCTAATTTGAATACTGAAAATGATCAAGACTATGATCGTGTTATTGTTCCAAAAACTTTAGCTGTTGCTATCAACGCCATAAAAGAAGATAAGCATGAAGTCACGCGAACAACGCACACTTCTATGGGTTCAACTGTAGAAGGGAGAGTGCTAGCATGTTTGGATCATAGAGCTGGCCATTCCGCTGTTGCAGTAACTCGAGCAAGGACTTCAGACAAAAATACCAAGATGACAGTTGTTAATTTCTTAGAACCTGCTTCGTGGTTCTTAGAATTCCTCGACCGTATTTTATCTGACGATCTCAACATTTTCAATGCATGCCTTAAACAGATGTGTCGATGGACGAATTTATTCACAACAGTAGTAAAAGACTGGCTTGTAGAATCTCCTATAAGCAACTTCTTCTTATCTAAAATTAATCATTTAGATGTAGTGTGCAATGCAGCTTGTCTCTGTCTGGGTGTAGATCTTCACTTAGGTGATGTTTTATTTATCATTAAATCGGTATTGAGTTGCTGTATTAGTGGTTCCTGGGCAGGATCAATGTGGAGCGTTCTCGTTGCTCCATGGTTAGAGGAACATATCAAATTCATCCTTCAAATTTATTTACCTAACTGGCTAGTACTTCTTATATCTGTTTCTTTAGATCGCAGAGTACACATTAGCAATCTGCTATTGCATGCAGTAACTATCATGTATGGTGACGACCTAGTAGTTCGTATATTCTTACACTTTTTATACAACCTGTCTGTTGTATGTGGTAAAGGTGAACTTGCATCATGGATAAACAAAAACATAACCGGTTCACATGAGTATGAAGGCAGTGGTTTTAGAGTAGATAGATACATTGGATATAATGAAGATAAGATAGAATTGAGCGAAAATGATGCAACTTTTAATGGGACACATCTTAACTTTTCAAATTTACCGTTTGGCACTAATGCTATTATTCACAGAACATATTCTCTTCTCAGAATCTATCAAGACAACGTTTTCCACAGCAGTGCAGGTTCCAGTTTCAATCGCACTTCAGTTGAAGAAGTCGTAAGAATGTTATCTAACATATGGCATTGTGAACCTCCAATTGAAATCAACGGTATGACTGTTCACATACCATACAAACTAACGCCGATATCGCTAGACAACAAAGCTGTTGTTGGTATAAAATTAGACATAACAATGTGGAAGGAGGAAAGAGTAATTAAGAGAAAATGTATCAACAATTTTGGTCGATTCGGAGTTTACTACCACGCCAGTAGCAGTTTTCACAGTCTTTCTTCTGCACAAAGATTGCTCCAAAACTTTGACAACAAGATCGATATCAAAGCAGCTTGGAAAAGTTGCTCAGAAGTAAAGAGTTTTAGTAATAATAAAGTTTTCTCCGACTACGCTATGACTCGAGTGGATTGCATGACACAAGCAATGTTTACAGAGAAGAGAGCTGTTTATGTCGATGAGAGTTTGATACGTGGTGCAATTGCATACATTAATACACTTAAAGAGAAAGGCCATGACAATATTGACTTCAACTACACCGCTGAAGAGTCACCTGCTAGTAAAATGTGTTATGCCAAGACAGGTCTAAAGAACTCAGTCGAACCTGATAGAAATAATCCTCGAATAAATAAGTCTAAAGGTGCTCAAAACACGAATGCTATTGATCCTGAAATGATGGTATACGCAAGAGCTCTCATTTCACTTGCTGAGGACCTTGTTCTTGCTTCAGTTGGGCCTCAATGTGGATTCAGTGGGATAAAAGAAAGTTCTGCCGACAGAGCACTATCCACCGCACATATGTACCTTAGACCAGGGAAAACTGTATGCACATCCGACATGACATGCTACGACATGTCGCATGGTCCTATGTCATTCCTTATGTTCACACGAGTCATAAAGAATCTGTGCCAACATTTAGAAATAGTTGATTTTAGTGATGTTATCTTCGACTACCTAAGGATTTTCGGTGAAACATGGAAGACCACTTCACCTGATTTGAACATGAAAATGAGGATACACTTTGGTCTATCGTCAGGTGATGCACATACTCTTTTCTTCAACACCGTTGTAACACTGTGTATGGTTTTTCTATGCTGGGGCGATGCTG